ATATATTCTTCATCAGTTAACAATGTGTTAATTTGATAACGAGCATAAGGTAAACCTTTTGCTTGCTCATAAGGTATATCTATAATTTTAAAACGTTTATCGTTTCTATATTCATCGATATTATCAAACCCATCTTCAGGATTAAATTGTCTACAAATACCAAATACTAAACGTTTTGGGTATTTAGCATTTTCTAAAGCAGATTTAATGGTTGGTATTAATTCTGGTTCTCTGTATGCCGGTAGATGGATAAATATTTTTCTGCTATTTGGTTTTTTCATTAGTAAGGTATTTCATTTTGTATAATTTCGTGATCCCATTCTTTAGATAGGCTATGGGGCCATAAAAGCCAACTTTTAGGATATTCTAAACAATCAAATTCTCTCCATATGTTGTAAAAGTGACCACCAGGATTAGATTGTTTAATTTGGGCAATTTCCTTGACGTCAGCATCCATTCTAATTATTTCAACTCCATCTTTATCTTTAAATGCTATTACCCAACAATCATAATCTTCATCAGGTACAGATGGTTTATAAAGATCAATACAATATTTAAAACGTCTTACAAAATTTGATTCCCATTCTTCTTCTGTCATTTTAGGCATAGGAAGCATTTTTTGGTCAGATGTATGTTTTTGTATTCGTTTATTTTTAAAATCTACTCCAATGTAACGTTCAAATTCTTCTAATGTGCGTTCTTTTCCTAAATCAAACCCAATAAAGTCCATACCTTCTCTACTTTCATTATCTATACCAAATAATGCTCTGTACTTTTTAAAGGAAGCTTTATCTAAAGGAGAAAATTCATGGTCATCCCAATGGCGTTTTTTTCCATCTCTTGTATACTCATGCCAAATAACAGGAATATGAGGATGAAATAAATCATACCCATGTGTAAATGCCCGGGCAGATATAGATGTTTCTTCACCGTGAAAATAAAGATCAGGATCGTGAGGCACATCATGAGTAAATTCACCTAAAGTAAATCCAAAATGTCCTGAGTAGAATCGAGCAGGGATTGGTTCTTTAATTGTTTCCCAATTTTCTACATGACCGGGGGCAATGAATATGGGTCCTTCAGGCATGTATCTATCACAATTAGTAAACCATACTTCATCATTACGTCCTTCAGGGTCATTATTAGGAAAATATCCGGGTAGATAAGCTGTAAGTAATGGTTTTTTATGCCCTTTCTTTTGAAGATTTTTTAACATATTAATTAGGGTCTCATCCCAGTTTTTAGAGAACCGGTGATGAGAATCTAAATGTAATGTGTATTTTTCTCCGTTATAGTATCTTTGTAATCTATTTCTAGCCCAACATACTCCTTTAGCATCTTTGTAATGAATATCCATTATTCTAAAACGCGGATCGTTTTTATATTCATCTAAATTATCCCATTCATCTTCTTCAGCATGTTGCCAAGCAATACAAATGCGTAGATTTTCAGGATATTTAGCATTAGCTAAACAATCTTTAATAGTAGATAATAATTCAGGATCTCTATATGATGCTACTTGAACAAATATTAGTTCCTTCGAAACCTTTTTAACAGACATAACGTTTATTTATATTTTATAAATATTATTGTTTTTTCTTTTTAGGATAGTATTTTCTTTTTTTCTTTGGCTTATCTATTGGAAATTCTGAGTTTGTTTGTTTATTCTCTGTTGTATTTTCTACAAATTCTGATTTATTAGATTTAGGTTTAGGTGTTGGTTTTATTTTAGGTTTTTTGGTTACTACCTGTCTTAAATCCTTGTTGTATAATTCCTCTGCAAGTTTGATGTTTTCTAATTCCTCTTTTGTGTAAGGGAGTACTGTTGGTAGTTTATCGTCTTTATCAAAGGTGTAGGTTAGGTAAGCCACAATTGCTATTATTCCTATTAGTATTACTACTGCTGTTATCATGTTTGTTTGTTTTTAAATTGTTTATAAATTAGTTAATTGTTTTAAATATGATTTTTGAATTTCTTTGTCTGTAAAAAATTGTTTTAAATCTGGTTTGAAGTAGTTTATATTTTTCATTACTTTTTTGTCTCTTGATCTATATACAATGAAATAGTCTCTAACTTTTTCGTAATGACATTCTTCACCTTGCTCACTCGATCTTTGAATGACAGTTGCTTTAGCTTCGTCTTCAGTTCTACAAGCTTTCGATAAATTTGAAGCTTGTACTTCTTGATATGCCGGCCATATCTTATCCTTAAGGCCATGTAACATAGTACCGTTCCCAGTGGCAACATAAGTAATATCACACAAAGCATCCAGAACTTCAATGATGTCTCCTTTCTCGCAAGCTTCTCTATATTCTTCCAATTCCTCAAGGATGAAATTATATACAAATTCCCATTCTTTTCGTTCGGGGATTGTTGGTTCATAGTTATTTGGTTTGCCCATTACGGCGTTAAATTCTTCTACTTCATCTACAAAAGGTACTGAAGGGGTTAGTTCTTCAATTTGTGATTGGAGTTTAAGTGCTTCTAGTATAACATCATCTCCTAATTCAATTTTAGACATCATACTAATATCTATAACTTGATTTCGAAGTAAATTGATATACTCCTGTTGTTTTTGTTCTAATTTAGTCATAACTTTATTTAATTAATTTTATAATCTTGAATTGGTTGTGCATCTTTTCGTTCCCATGGATAAATAATCCATTCATCTCCTTCATGCAGCATAGCATAAATATTTGGTTTATAACAAGAAGTATGGGGTTTGTAATGTAATACTGCTGTATAAACACCAACTGTGTTTTTTAATGTTATTCCTGTATCACAAATGTCATCTATTACTAATGTATTAGGTAACATCACATCAGACCAAGGTAAGCCTAATTTATGTGATATCATTACGGCAGGTATAAGTCCACCACGTTTTAATCCAAAAACTGAATCAATATTAGGTTGTTCTGTAATAATTTTTTCACACAAAGTTGTAACTAAATCATTAACATCATCCCATCCTAAATAAATTTTATTGTTTACTCTTAAAGCCATTATACTTTGTATTTTAATTTACTATTAACATCTTTTAACATAATATACATTTTAGTTTTACCAATTCCTAAGGACTCCATACATTTTTTAACAGATGTAAATTCTTCTCCAGTTTCAATATTAATAACATATTTACCTTCTTTAGGGCCTGCACCAGGATGAGGTTTACCTTTCCCTCCGGCTCCAGGCTTAGGTACTCCTTTTTGCTTCAAATCAGGTTTACCTTTCCTTTTACTAGGTATCCCCAATTTAGCTTGACTAAGATTATAACAATGCTCAGCGGTCTTTTTCTTACCAGTTAATGCCTTACTCACTTTGGGTTTTAATAAACCTTTTTGTGATTTACTAGCTTCAGGATAATGATTACCTTTTCGGGAGATTGATATAGAATTACCTCTATCTAAATAAGCTTGAGTCTTAGTAGGACCATTTATACTACCATGACTTTTATTAGTTAAATTATAAAAATCCATACTATTAGCAGCATCATAGTAATTTAACCAATAAAGTTCTTTTTGTTTTAGATCTGTTAAATCAGTACACAATTCTAGTATTTCTTTTTTGAAATTTTCTTTACCATACTCTTTAATAGCCTTTTTTAAATTAACTCCCCCTCCAATATAAGAGGGAGAATTATTTCTATCTTTACCTATATATTTTTCTTGAGTAATTAAATTTGTAGTTAAGTATATTATCATAATTAATGTTTATTATAAATATATAAAACCTCAAGAAGAATTACTAAAGTTTACTAAGAGTTTAACTTATAATGTGAAGCTATTTCAATTGATTTAAAATATTCATCTCTAACCTCAGGTTTTTCTCTAAAAACTCCTGTTAATTCACTGGTAACCATTGCTGACCCTTTATGGTTAGTACCTCTGCAACTTACACAATTATGTTCTCCTACTATTGAGACTGCTACCCCAATATTCCCCTCACATACTTTATTTACAGCGCTATGAATTGCGACTGTTAACTGTTCCTGGATAGCTCCTCTCCTCCCAAAATGTTCTACTAATCTGTTTAGTTTAGATAAACCAATTACTCTAGCATCATCCCCAGGTATATAGGCAATATGCACTCTCCCTGTTATGGTTTCATGATGATGACTGCACATACTTGTTAAAGGTATATTGGTTTGAACAACCATTCCTCTAAAACCATCACTTGGAAAAGATGAAATAGCTGGTGAAGTATCATATCTACCTTTCCATTGCTCCAAAACATATTTTTTAGCTACACGTCTTGGAGTATCAGCCGAATTAGGATCATTTCTCCAATCGCAACCTAATGCATCTAAAAATTTACCATATGCTTCAGCGGCATCTTCAATCATGTATTGCCTTTCTCTTTCAGTTAATGGGAAACCTGGTGCAACACCGTTTGCATAACCTACAGGAACGATTTCTAAATCGTTATGAATCTTTTTTCTGTTTTCTGTCATAAGAATAAGTTGTTTTTTTATCTTTGCTTATAAATTTATATCCGTCCAATGTAATAAAATCTAATTCGAGATCCAAATCTTCTACATAGAATTTTATATCACCTATACTAATTTTTTGATTACACCATAACCACCATACAGCGTTTAGTAAATCAAATTCTGTCATATGTGCTTCTCTTAATTTCATCACACACATCTCTCAGATTCAAATGCAATAATGTGTGGTCTCCAAGTTAATCTATAACCGTTGTCTCGAACCCAATCAAACATTTTAGGATATGATTTAAATAAAGCTTCTCTTGAATCTCCTGCCGGCATAAACCAGACTTTATCTTGAGGAATGTCTAGTATTTTAATACATCCCATTATTTCTTCTAATGCTTCTTGATCCTCTCCATCCCATACTGGCTTTAAATGATAATCAGAATGATAAGCAATTGAGTTAGCTATTGCTTCATAGTTAAGTCTTAACTTGTTGTGTTGTTTAATCATTTTTTCATCAACAATATCCCCTTGAGGTGTAAGTACACCAACTTTAGGTACTGAATTGCTAAATTTAGGTGATATGGAAAGTAGATTAATAGGATAGTCAGTCTCCAGGAAATGGCTTCCTTCAGTTTCAATAGTGATAAATATTTTTCTTTCATGTGCAAAATGTGTTAATTCATTTACTAGTGCTGGATGCATTGTAGGTGATCCTCCTGTTAACATCATCTCTGTGATATGAGGATTTGCATCATACATGTTTATGATGTCTTGGAAACTGATATGTCCTTTCTCAGGGTGAATACTGGTGTACCAAGAATCACACCAACCACCTTCACCAAACCAACATCTGTGAGTACACCCTGTTGTTCTTATTACTACGGTTGGATAGCCTGCTCTACTTCCTTCTGATTGTACTGCTGTATA